CTGATTTAACAATTCCGACAGATGAGAATGTAAGAGCCAAAGCCGTAGCGGCTGTTTGCTCTGCATCCCTTATTGTATCTCCTGCTTTAGCTAAAGCCCCTCTTATGTTTTGAGGGATAGATACAGTATTTCTGAATTTATTTTGCAATTCAGAATCTGAACTTGTTTTATAGTCGTTTTCGTTTGTCATGTTAACGGTGTTGCTTGGTTAAACGCAATATTTAATCCTCTCGCTATAGCCCTTGTTACATAATCTTCTATCTCGCTCATTATAGTTGAAGGGTCTGTCGTATTTATGTGATTATCCATGTCAACAATTGACTTGTTGAAATTTATAATCAGAGATTTACTTCCCTTTGATAAATCTTTCATACGACCCGTCTCATCTTTAACTGGAGATACTGTAGGAGCAGGAATAAACTCTTTTGAAGTTAATTCAAATGCCCGTGATAACGCTGTCAAATCAGGGGTATAATATCTTAATCTCTTTATTAAATCTTTTGCCTCCTTTGTCCCTAAATTATTAAGATTATTGAAAAGGTTTTCTATATCATCAGCACTTAATTTTATATCTTTTACAGCTGATGTTAAATAACCGGACTTATATAATTTATCATCTGAAGGCTCTCTATATATATAATTAGTCCTAAGAATAGTCCCTTTTAACTTACTAATCGCTTGCTCTTTCGTCAAATTATATTCTGGCACTTTAGACCACAATGCAGCCGTAGTCCCTGATGCAAGCCCACCGAGAACAGTCCCCATCGGGCCAGCAGATGAACCCAATAATGCGCCTGAACTAAATCCTCCTATAAAAGAGCTAATAGTAGGATGTTCATTTATCCAGTTTATTATTTTAGTTCCTACGTCTATAATACCGGAAATAAAGGAATCGAAAGCAGATATAGCCTTTTGAAATATTGAACCATCATACCCCTCTCCGAATGTCTTGTACAGCTTAGATAATGATTCGTTTATATGTATACTTGTGTTTGCTATATCTTCATAAAAGTCTTCTAAATACTCTAATTTATCAGCCTCTAAATTTTCTTCAGATAATTGAACACGACCTTTCAATACTCCCGCTCTGGGCAATTCAAATTGTCCTATAAATTTTTCAAATGCCTTTATTAAAGCTTGGGGATTTTCTCTAATAAATGAATATATATCTTCTCCTTTATTCTTTGATTGCGCTCTAAGGTCAAAAACATACTTCTCGATTAAAGGCACTGACTTGAAAAGTTCTTTCATGTCTATACCTTGCCAAGTAGTAAGTAATTGTTGTAAGTTCAACCCGACTATCTGCAAATCTCTGCCTGAAACAGCAGAAATCTTAGCTGCTAATTGTCCGAACCATTGGGCATCTCTTGACGATAATTTTGTATCTCCTACAGTTAATCCCGTCATTGTATTCATCAAAGATACTAATCCGGCTCTGGAACCTCCTGTTTGCGTAACAATGTCTGTAGCATTACGGAACATCTCATTATATCCGCTCCCTTGTGCTAATCTTGCCATGTTATATTGCGAGACATTTGATATCGCTTGTGAGGTTTGTTCGCTCATGAGATTATTTCTACCCCAACGGTACAACAACCCGCCTCCGGCTATCGACACAGCTTTTAACCCGACAATACCTCCTAATACCCCAATGACAGATTTTAATGCCGGAATAGCCTGTAATGCAGCTTTACCTACAGAACCTATCAGGTTAGCAAAGTTTCCTAAATTTTTTTGCCAACCTGAATAAGTAAATGAATTTGCGATAAAATTATTTGAAAATCTTTGTCTTGCCTGATAATATCTATCTATATTCCTTAGTAAATGGCGATTATTTGCAAACGGAGAACGATATGCAGCATAATTCATCCTCCGCCATAAATTCATGCGTTCTTCTGGGATATGAGGATAAGGGTTATATCTTCTCCCTCCTGCCGGATTATTAAAGCTACCTCCCCTACCACCTATATTGTTTGTTATACTTTTTAAGTTCTGGGCTTTCTTTATAGCGTCGTCCAGTTTAGCATTTAGGTCTCCCTTTAGATTAAGCTCTATTTGATAGATATTAGGCATAGCTTATTTCTTTTTGTCAATTTTAAATGGTGCAAAATTTACATTGTCCATTATCCATAATGCAAGACAATGATACTTCTCTATCTCTTCCAAAGTTAACGATTCCGTTACCTTATTAATAGGAATATGGAAAAAATGTGATACTAATGCTTTTTTTATCAAAAGCGGGTCTGTCTTGCTATATTGTGTTAATTTATATTCTATTTCTGCTCGGGCATCTGCATATTTAGGGTTTTCCCTGCCCGATTGATAAAATTTATCAAATCCTCCTGTACTTGTTCTGAAGAGAACAGAGACAGACATGCAATCCCGTCACTTGAAATCCTTTTTGCTAAAGTCTTGTCAACGACAAATATATTAACGTATTTTATTGCGTCGTTTATCTTTCTCTCTGTCGTCGTATCCGAATTATCCAACAAAGAAGTAATGAAAATTGAATCTTCCAAACGTGTACGCTCTGCATGTCTTAATTCTACATCTTCTGTTACTTCTATTTCCTCGAATATCCCTTTTTTGTCCGGTAATTTCTCTACAAATGTGAAATTTGAAACTTTAAATGTGCTCATGTGTTGATAGTTTTAAATGTAAAAAGGAGATAGGGGAATAATCCCCTATCTGATTAAATAGCTATTGGTGTAACTTGTCTTGTAAGTTCTGTTGCCCTGAAATTCAAGGTTACTAAAGTCTGAGGGTCATTAGCATTGACCTCGAAAGAATCATTGCTAAATTGTGCTCCTGTATAGGTCAAAGTCGTATCAGTCGGGGTTAAATCCGCCCTGTTGCTGAACATGATAGTAACGGTAAGCCCTTCAGGAATATCAGTTAATGACGGTCTCAACGTAGTTGCTATCCCGTTATAACTGTTTATTAACCTGTTCCATTCTCCTGATTGTATAACAAAAGAACCTGAATAGGCTTTGTTTATACCTTTTACGGAAATAGGAGTTTCAGAACTTATTGCGTAAATCTCATTTACCGACTTTTCTATACTTCCCGAAAAATTCTGCGCTGTGAACAATTGTATAATTGCTCCATTTCCTAAGTTTACCCAAACTTGGACGTCAGCACTTGATATTATTAGTCCCGATTGGTCTGCCATAATTTTAAGAAATTGAAGTTACAAAGAATGTTGTTACAAAGGCTTCACGCATTGCAGGGTTCGGTACTATACTTATAGTCACTTCCAAAGCTTCGGATTGTATGTAATTATCATCCTTAGCCTTGAAGTCGAAATCTATCGCCCCAGCTTGCCCAGCGTTTATTCTCGGAGTGATATATTGGGCTGTAAATTGTGATATAGCTGAACTCTTAAAAGCCTGTAATATCTGACCTGAAGAATCACAAGGGATATTCTGGTTGATATAATAGGTAAGGAACTGTTGGGCATCATCGCAAACTGCATTGCCGACAGCAACTCTTTCTATCTTGTTTAATGCCATAGTAGTGGCGTTGCATGTCGCCCCGTCGTTGTAATATAACCCCTCTATACCTAACCTGTTACGGGTAAATATATATCCTAATGGGGCTACCAGATTCGCGAGAGTGACGTCATATCCGTTTACGGGTGTACCAGTTTTTGGATTGCTGGATACAGAAGCCAAATCACTATCCGTAAAATATTCTTCCGTAGCTACAGAACCCAAAGCTACATTCCCGATAGATGCAGCTATACTCCGGCTCGCTCTTACTCCCAATACACGCCCTACAGAAGACAACCCGTTAGGAGAAGAACCGGTAACGCAATATGCTACACTTGGATAACTCATAGCCGAGCAATCCATAAGTTTAGCTATCTCTGTTGCGCTGCTGAAAGTCCCCTGCTTGATATACGCTCCGTCAAATACACCAACCATTCTGATGCCCAATTCAAACATGTTAGTCAAGAATGTCTGTATCTGATTGAGTGCTTCTTGGTCTGTCTCATTGTTCACGCCGTCACCATATTCAGGAGCGGGCAATGTCCCTTTAGATTGGCAGAATCCTATTGCACGAGGTCTGTTCTTATAACTACCTGAGATAGTCTTGAATATTACCGGCTGTAATGCCGTATAGAAACTTGCAGTAGAGAAGTTTATGCTTGCCGTCGTTTGAACGAGGACAATCCATAACTTAGTCCCTGTCGAAGCTGCACCGTAAAACTCGCTGATGTGTTGGTATAGCATAGTCTTCGCTCCGTCACCTTCCGCCCATTCTGAAGTTATCCCTAACCCTTCGGCTGCTGATAACGAGGTTATCATATAAGGGGTGTTTAACTCCAAGTCTTCAGGTAAATTAGATTCCGCACCTGCCACATCAACAACCAAACAAGAAATAGATTCGTCTACTTGGTTACTCCCAATAGACGTATCTTTTAATGAAATATGTATTCCTGTTGTTGCCATAATTATTCTTCTTTAGGTGGTCTACCTTTTGTTTTCTTTTCTGAGTTTTTCCGAGCCTCTTTTAACGCATTGAATTCGCTTTCAATAGAACTATCCATTTTAAGCGGTTCTTTCTTGTTCTTAGCGGAATTGTTAGGCTCTGGCGGGTTATATGATTCTAACACATTTTTAAATTCCTCATTGTTCAGAGGCAGGTTATCCATCGTAATTTCCGCCCACAATAATTTATATTTCCTCCGTTCAAAGTAATCATGTGCTTGTCTTCTGGCATCTATTTCCCTTCCGAAAACTTTGCCGTTTTCACATGCGTATACTTTTCCGCGAGATTTTACCAATGCGTATAGATACTGGAAAAAGCCTTCTTGATAATTAGTAAGTTCCATATTGTTTATTGTTTATTTTGTGTGTTGGTATTCAAGCAGGGGATTTTGCCCCCTGCTTATTATTTATATTATGCACCTGCTACTGCTGGAGCTACGCCATAGATTCCTACTCCGTCTTTACGAGCTGCGCCGGCTCCCATACGAGTATCCATAGACATTTCCCATGCCCAAAGGGTAGGTTCTTGTTTTACGAATACATTTGTACGACCTACACCGATAAGGAATTGAGAAGGCAAGAACCCGATAACGCAACCGTAAGCCTTAGCGTTAAGAGTAACCGATGTATAATCAGAGTCTATCGTGTGACCTTCTGCTAAAGGTTCTCCATATAATTGCGGGTCAACCACTTTGCTTGTAGTAGTATCATATACACCACATATAGAACGCTGTGTAATGTTCATGCCGTAAGCCATCATCTGCATTGGGCCGATATTTTCAGTCGGTAAGTTCAACGCATTTACAAAAGTATCGTTAGACTGCAATTGGTTAGCATAGATAGCGTCCATTATTACCTCTGGGCGTTCAATGTCCAGATTGAAGTTAGCTTGGATAAACTTCATGCGGAGGCTTAACAAGTCAGCTACCGTGAAATCTTTGATATTACCTGCGGCAGCCGGATTGGCTGGGAACATGCCTGCTGAATTTACAGTAGCGGTACCGGTCATAGGAATAAAAGTACCTTCCTTAACAGCTTCTGCCAACTGTTGGATAATATAGTTATGTTGAGCGTTAGATACTACTCTCAAAGCTTCAGCCATACCAATGCCTCTCTTGTCATATCTCAACAGATTATCATCGCCAGGCTGCCATGCAATGGCATTTAAAGAAAAAGCATAAGTAGGAATAGCGATTGGGTCGTCATCATACAAATACTCGGACACTTTTTCTTTAGGCACCAAAGTATCGAAATAAACTTTAGGAGTCATGTTTATTTCTGGGTGTATCGTACCGGCTGAATCTGAACTAATACGCGGGATTCTATCAGCGAATGTGTTAATAGGGAACAACATGCGGTAATACATTGCCAGCCACTGTACGGCTACTAAATCCGGTGTTGCCAAGAAATCATAGGTATTGTCTCCGGCAGCCAAAATAGTATCCAATAGTTGCGGAGTAGTTTTTGGAGCTGTCCCTTCAAAACATAAATTCACTTGACCGAAAGAGCTCATAAAGTCACGGTCGTTTTTCAAAATAGACGCCAATTCTTTGTAAGAATCCAGCAAGTCATGAACTGGGATAGGCTTGTGCTCATGAGCATATTTCAAGTCAGAGCCTAATGCCATCATACCCATCTTATTTTTCCCTTCCTGAGAAGAAAGATAAGAATGTAAAGTCTTGTATTCTGTCATAATTTTAGGTTGTTGTGTATTTTCTGTAAAAATTCTTGCTTCAGGGTTTGCCTGCAATCTTTCCGCTACTTTTTCAGGCAATTTCTTTTTCAAATCCTCAGACTCCAATTTTTCCTTTTCGTCTTTAGCTTTGGTGTCCTCTACTTCCTCCTTGTCCTCTTCTTCGTCTTCTTTAATGTCTTTGTCTTCATCATCATCTTCTAATTTCTTCTTTGAATTCAGACCTAACAAATCTTTCAAAGCCGAAAGGACTGTGTTTTTTGTTTCCTCTGCCTTAAGCTCTTCTTTTGGAGCTTCTGGCTCTTGGACTTCTTGAACTTCGGGCTTAGCCTCCAATTCTTCCTTTTTTTCTTTTTCTTCTTCCATATTATTTAATTCTTCAAAATTAGAACTTAAAGTAATAAATTCCTTTTTATCACAATATAATTTATATTCTACCGGAATATGCCCCAATTCATGTTTTACCGCATTGGCATTTGAAGGAATAGTAACTAAAGAGACTTCAAAAACATCAAAAGACTTTGTTTTTTTCTCTCCCCTCTCATTCTCTACTATTACTGCATTCCCGCCAATAGATACGGCTCTTATACAGCCTTCATTGTATAATTTCTCATACATCTTGCCTTTTTCGGTAGAAGCGAATACCAAAACCCCTGTCCATGCGTCATTTTCGAGTTTTATATCATCTATCCTGCCGATAGGCGGTTCCCATGACATATGCTGTTCTACAAGAACAGGATTTTTTAAATATCTGTCCCACTTTATAGACTTGTTCATTACCCTAAATCCTCTATCGTTTAGGGATTCATCCGATAATACTTGCCTTACCATTTTTATAATTTTCTATTAATTCTTCGTTACCCTCTATTTTCATTTGCCGATAGTTCTCTTTCTTGTCATATTTCCCTAATACAATAGTATCGGCAAAAAATGTTTTGTTTTTGTCGGTATATACATAACCTTTTCTTGCTTTTAACTCTATCATAATTAACCAGTTATTGTCCAACCTTTATCTGTTGCCGACTGTTTTTGCTCTTCCGTCAATTTTGCATATACTGCCGAATTCAAGGCTAATGTTTGTGTTGATGAAACAGTTGCCAATCCGTCGAGTATGCTTTGTATGGATTCATCACTTAATTGTGATGATTGTGTAAAAGACAAATTATATTTTATGCTCTCTTTTGTAAATCTGATTTCCACTAAAGAAGTACATCCGTGAAATGGATTGTTTTGTACGTTTGCCGATGTTATTTTAGAAAAATCCAATTCTCCAATAATTTCTTCTAATGAACCTCTACCATTAAACAATAATGTTACATTAAGGGCATTTAATTTAGGAGAAAACGAAATCTTTTTTAATTTATCTGGAATTATATTTGGAGCCAATGAGAACATACTATCTACTGATACTGCAAAATCGGGCATATTTATAAAATTTATTTCTTCTATACATGAACATCCGTAAAAAGCATATCTTAATATCTTCCCTTCTATAATACCGCTACAATCTACAATATTCCCTTCATTTATTTTAGTCAGGAAATAACAATTCCTGAAAGCGTTATTTAAAGTAATCCATGAAGATGTATCAACATTTAATTCCCTTATTTCTACGCCATTATTAAAACTAGTCATATTATCATTATACGGAACATATTTCATGCTTAATATCCCATATAAGTTCTGATAACTTGTCTTTGCAGGGAAATTTTCTGGCAAAAACAATACATTTTCTGATATGCTGGAGGGGATATTCCCAGAACCTTCCACCTTATACTGGTCTGTTATCTGCCCGCTCTTGACAATCATATCTAACAAATCAGGGATATACTGCCCATAGCCGTACTTCCACATCATCTCTTCTATACCATAATGGGGATGTATAGGGGTGACGGGATTTATCTGCTTGTCTATAAGCTGCACAGAGCCTGATTTGGCTTTTATATAGGTTATGTCTATGGTAGAATTGTCCACCATGACACACTCGAATTTCATACGCCAGCATTCGATATCTTCTTCCGTGTCTTCCTTGTATCCCTGCTTGATAAAGTTATTCATGCCACGATACATAGGCAAAAAGTTGTTCCCTTGAAGTATATCCTTGAAAAATTCGGACGCCCTCTCCGTGAAAAGCTCTGTCCTAAGCTTATATGCAAGGTTCCGCCTCCATTGGTATATATCCGTCTCTCCCGATAGGGTGTAATTTACCAGCCTGTCCATCACTACAATGTCTATATTGATGTTGTCCCTTATCAGACCGCCAATATAAACCATATTGTTAGGGGCTGAATCTACGGTTACTACAATAGCCGGCAATGTCGTGTTTACTACTGTCCTTCCGTCCGATACATTAGACGTCAATACGGGTATATGATTCTCTATGACAATATCCGTTTGCCTGAAAAAATCTATTAATTTTTTAGTCAATAACCCTATCATATGCCCTATTTTTCGCTAAAATATGAAGTTTTTTATTATCAATCAATTATTTATTGAAATTTTTGTTCCAAACCGTCAAAATCGCCTTATGCGCCCTCCTATATGTACGCTCGCCTACCCCCATGAATTGGCGGGCTGGTATTTGAGGGGGTTTCCTGTATATTTTATAGGCAGGCTGAACCCATCTTTTAGGAGACTTCCCTCCTTCATTCTGCAATTGTGCGTACGGAACGCTGGTTTTTAATCCTGCCGTGTATGGGACATTGGTTATTTTCTTGATAGAATTGTATAATCTCCCTGTCCTCCTTAGTTTGGGATAAGGCAACTTTATACCGATAGGCGTATTGTGAACGTCATACATACGCTCTTTCCATTTCTCAAATTTCCCGTTGCCTAAATATGCCTCTTTCTGGAAATTCTGCTTCGTTTCCTTGAGCATGCTTTCCGATATGGCCTTGGGCATTTCGCTCCTTACACAATTCCTAAGACTCTTGAGCTTGTTTATCATATCCTGCATCGTATCCGCCATCTTTCTTGCTTTTAGGAGTAAAAATGCTCTTTATCTTGTCTACTGTGTTGGTAATCCATGACTTGTTGGTGACTTTTTTGTCGATATCCCCTTCATCCAACCCCACTTTTTGAAGGAATTGTTCGGAAATCCGCAACCCTTGCTTGCTCAAAGTATCCGTAATCTGGATAAAATGCTTGACAGAGATACTCTTATCGGGAATAATCACTACCTGATAATCCGTCAAATCCTTGTTCTTTATCAATCTCGCCAATTTCGGCATGGTCTGGGTATTCGTCACCCTTAAAATGTCCTTGTTATCTTCGTCAAGGATATTCTTGTACAATTGCATGTGAATTTCCGCCAACTGCTCGGAATTCGTGTTCTTTTCGGTGTTCCCGATTAACGTACTTCCGGTGATAAGCTGCATAAGCTCGCTTTCCCACTTGTCTACCAACTCCTTGTGAGCCCTGAAAGCTTCGCTCGGAGCTTCAGTATTGACGGAATTTATCTCTACTTGGTATTTCCTCTCCTTATTCGTGGACAATTCGTTTACCTCAAAGGGCACTACCGGTGTGGCGGTAGGGTCATTTATCAATCTGGCGTATTCCGCTGCTATCTGCTGTGCTTCTTCGTTCTGCGCCTGATACCCTATCGTATAGCGAGGATAGGAATAACGCCCCGTCAGAATGCCCCAATTGCGATAAGAATTCACTATCTCGATTATAGCCCGTGTAACCTCCTGCATCAGACCTAATTTATAGTCTTCTTCAGGGGAAGCCTCGAAATAAAACATGTTGTCGTAATCGTCAAATTTAGCCACACTCTGGATATCAAAGGTCATATAACGTATTGCCCTGTTGAACATGTCTATATTCCGCATAGGAAAATCCGTTACAATGTCCTTTTCTATGTCTATCTGCTTGCCTGCTACCCCGCGAATCTTCGCGTTTAACGGAGCACGGCAAACAAGCTGCTTGAAAATGTTGGTCTGCGTAAAATATTTGGAGAATTTGTCGTCTATCCTGCTCATTTCCCCGTATTTCGCCAAAGCATAGAAGTTCTTTTGAGCAGGAACATATCTCTTGTCCAATAAGGACACCAAAAAAGGACTCGACTGTATAGCCCACGACTGCAAAACGCCATAGTAGTATAAATCACTGTAATTTATAGCCCTGTCTATCGCATCCCTCCAGTATTTCGCTGTATACGGAGTGTCATAATAGTTAATAAGATATTTTGACTTAACTACTCCAGTCCCTACAGACTTGGGAATGTAATAAGGGTCTATTTGGGGTGTATTCCAGATTGTCATATTAGCCTATATAATCATTTATGTTTGTTACTATTTTACCTATCGCGTTAGGTTCAGGCTTGTTAACCGCCCCAGTCATGCGGGATGTCCCAGACTTCATCCTGTGTATAGTAGACATCACACTGTTGTACTGGTTCGTGAAAACAGTACTCCACGCAAATGTAGAACCCATAAAGGCTGATGCCGTCAATACCCTTACCATAAAAAACAAATCAGGATGGACATCCTTCATTACCGGCAACATCTCCTCCAAATCGTATATATTCCCTATCTCGCCAGCCAAATAGCCTATAGCGGATACATAGGCGTCTTCCAATGCCGTCGGATTCATGCCTATTATCTCATCACATGTGTTAGGCTGTATCCATTGATATAAATCTTTTATCTCTATCATATTATAAGGACTTTAATTTCCCTCCTATCGCTATAAACATCTTCGTCTTCTTCTGGGCTGGATTGACTATCTTAAGATTCCTCCCCATTAACGAAACTCCTTTGGCTACCGCGTCCGGTATGTCGTCTTTCTTTAACGGACTCTCTTTCCTCGAAAACTCCAAAAACTGCTGCACCGTAATCTCTCCCATAGGAGTGTTCTTCATCTTGTCGTTGAACATTATCCCCCCATTCTTGAACAACGGGTCTAAAGTGGACTCAATGTTGTAAAACTTGTTACCGTGATTGCGCGTGTCCCACTCTATCGGACATATCCACCCCTTTTGCGCCTGAAAGTTAAGCAATGTTTTGTTGAAATCCAACGGAACTTGCTTTTTTTCAATGTATAAACGTGGCGTTATCGGACATTTTACATATAAGCTATATATGCCTTCCAACATCTCGTATGTGCTCCCCTGTACTGCATACACGTCCACCAACCATATCTTGTCTTTCGTCAACCCCAACAATACGCATGCCTTGTAATCGTTCTTTACACTCTCCTTAGCCGACGGGTCTACGTAGATTATATAGCGTACAAACGATTCTTCTTCCGGCATTGTCCCCCATGGTATATGGTGGAATATCTCTCCCTCCATCTCATCGTAATACTCCCCGTCCAAAAACCTACGCTTGTCTATCTTCGACAAACTCTTCATCGTCAACATGTAACTCGAAGATACATTCTCCTTGTTGTCCTCTACACTGAAATGCTTCTTGTACAACATCGCCTGTATACTCGGGTCTAACTTCATCCCTGTATCGTAATCCTCCTGCAAAAAAAACCTCTTGTAACTCCAATGATTCTTACTGCACGGATTCAACGCATACAACATCTTGTTCTTTACCGGCAACTTCTGTGCTAACCGTGTCAATAACTTACTTACCGGCTGCCAACTTATCTCACTTATCTCATCCAAAAATATATGTCCCCATTCCGTACTTAATATCGAATCATATTTCGACTCACTGTCCGAACTCCCCCGCAAACTCCCGAACTTTATGTACGAACCATTGTAGAATACCAAACTGTCGTCCTTGTTTACATACCGAGCAAACCTCTCTCCTCCTATCATCACCTTCTTGTAATCACTGTATCCCCAACGCCTCGCCATAGAATTCAATACCGCCGGTACTGTCTGCATCAACATACCATTGTTTAACGACGTAAACGTATTCCGTATTATCAAACAATTCGCTCCGTATCTTATACACTGAGTCACAAACCACGCAAATATCAAAAATGTCTTCCCAGCCCTGCTCGAACCGTAAAACAAATACTCTACATATCTGTCCTCATTCAACAAATTGTATAACTCTATCTGCTTATCGTTTAACCGCTCCGGCAATAGTATCATAGTCTATCTTTTCTATTATCTCTATATTCCCCGTATCTCCACTCATTACCGATTCTGTTTCTTCTCCCCTCTGCTCCTTGATTATCGTCTTCTCTGTCCGGTTGATACTGTCACTCGCTGCCTTGAATACATTCACGTACTTCATGATGACATCTAACTTACCCTTTAACTTGCTTATCGTTGCCGGACTATCAGCTACTTCTATGTCCCCTAATATCTCCTCCAACTTCTCCCTCACCCCTATCATGTCCAAAAACGCTACCGTCTTCCCAAATGTCGCCCTGAACTCTTCCCGTACCTTGTCGTCTACTTCGTACTTCTTTACCTCACCACGCTCCTCCATTTCCTGCCTGCGTAGCGCCCGCTCTTCTTTCCCCTTGATTATGTCTATCGCTGTACCCATACAACAAAAGTAATACTTTTAGTCGAATTTCCAAATTTATTAATAAAGCCCGACCCCCTACCCCTGTTTACCCCTGACTCAAAAACAAAACAAAGGAAGTAATAACCTCGCTCGGGGCTGTGCCCCTCGCTTCGGAGCTAACCAATGCAACCCCTTATTTGATTCCGATTCACAAAGAGATTCCCCGCTTCCTTCCCACTCATCTCTCATGCTTCATCCTCGCTTTGCTTTCTGTCGTCTGGCTTCCGATTCCGTTATCCCTTCTCCTCCATCAGTCGCCCCGCTCTCCTCTCTGTTTCATGTGAAACAATCCCGTTAACATTCCCGTATTGTTTTAACTTAATTCCAAATGAGATATTAACATTTTCACCTCTGTAACGTGTTGTTATTCACCGCATTAGCAGACAGAACTGCGCGCGCACACGCACGCACGTTATGAATGTATCTCCTTTATGTATATATATACAATTCATATATAGTAATAATATATATAATATATAGCCTCTGCATGTAGTTATTTCCTTTCTTTTTTCTAAAGAAAAACACAAGATAGGTTAACAAGAAAATGGATAATAGATACTCCAAATAGGTCGGGTTATCATGTGAGAGTACTAAGGAAGGCAAAGGAGTAAAAAGGCGGCACGATATGAAGGAGCGCTCAATATGTAAACATAGTATTCGATATGTTAATATATAGTTAAAACACATGAGATATAATACATTTTTCTGAGAAAAATGTTGTGTAATTTCAAAAAGTTTTATATATTTGTAATACAGAAAAGGAGAAAAAGAAGACGAAATATTAAACACAAACACTACACAACAATGTTACACTTACAGTACATAAAAAACGGGGTAAGGATACACACAAGTATTTTTGAAGAAGATTTGGACTCCTATATGAAAAAAGAGAAGCTAACGCCAAAAGACATTGACGGGAACAATTATCTTTTTTATGAGATTTGCAACCCATATATGAAAGAAAGTGTATTGTTTTTCGAGATGTACGACCATTTATTCCAAATATTAAGCATAGAGGATAATTATTCAGGAGAGTATTTATTAAGGGTGAAAGATTTGACAACAGGCCAAAAATACCTCTTCAAATTTGACGAATTAGCACATAGCACAGTAAGGAAAGTAAACATAAAATAATAACCCTAAAAACATTATCAATATGGAAAGAATAAACATTGAAGACGCGAGAATACGCGTAGAATTCCGCAAAAACGAGACGAACGAAGTAATAAAAAACGAGTGGTATAACGTCATATCATTTGACAATTCGGACGGTTTTGAGTATGACATGGATGAATTACTTGAAGAAACCGGAGCGGATTATTACGAGATAGTAGAATTCGAAGATATCCCCAAAGAGCTACAATTAAGTGACAGATTGCCGGATGAAACAATAGCCCTATGTAACTACTTTTGCACGAGAGAAGACGACGAAAATTTCAAAGAAGCTTTTTTCTATTGGGTTGATAATTATCATTATAAATTATTAGGAGCAGCCATTAGCTCGTTAATAAATAAGGCAATAGATGCGTATGTAGGTTATTATGATGATGCGCGGGAATTTGTCGAAAAAATGTTTGATGTAAAATACCCCGAATGCACGGATAGTTTGAAATATTATATCGATTTCGATTTATACGAAAGAGACTTAATGTACGATTATTTCAACGTAAATGGACACATATTCAAACAATAAAAAAAATACAGCTATGAAGACAATAAAAGGCACTTATAGAGACAATAATTACTTTGAATACGAAGTAAACGGGAAAAAGTATTGGGTACAAGGCGAGTTGTACTGGAATAAGGCAAAAAACAGACTGGAGCACATCCATATAGGAGTAAGAGGGGGAGAATATCTAATTTATTGGAATTTCTAAATAAAAACATTATGAATTGGTAAAAAAAATGAAAGAGATAAAAGGTAAATAGAGAAACGAAGGATGTTTAAATACTATAATAAAAAAAGATAATTATGTTAGAAAAAATAAGATTAAAAGAGCTAAACGATCTACACGGGACGTTTAGACATAAAGATGAAATATATAAAATAATCAGCACATTAAAGGACGTTGATTTAATTAAAGGTACAGTTAACAGAGTCATAGCATGCAAAAATAAAGCTACCGGCAAATACAAAATAATAGATGTCGGGAAAAATGGGAATGAATTTGTTTTTGTAGAAACAAGCATAATACAAAAGAACGGAGAAGATTCCGGCTATTATGCGGACTTGACAGACATAAGACTAGCGCACATTAACCCTAAAAAGGTAGAATGTATGAAGGGGCGCAAAATTAGAATGGATAAATATTCCGAAAAAGAGTTGCTTAAATTCGTTTTTTGTGAATATGAATTAAACATAGGTACTTATCATCCGTTTTTATTGTCAAAAAAATGCTATTTCAATGATTTTTACGAAAAAGATGGACATACCTATACATGTTTCACGGCTGAAGGAATAAAAGGGGAAATGTTCCCTTTCGAGATAAAGGATTATTCATATGCGGGTCAAGACGTAATATTTAAATTCGATATAATATGAAAAAAAAAGATATTCTCAAAGATGCAAAGGAAATATTAGAAATGTTGCCAAATGCTTCAGAAAATGACATGTATTCTTTCATTTTTGAAATAAATAATACTATTAAAAGAGTGACAAATAATATGTATATATATCCATACTTAACATTACTAATAAAAAAGGAGGACAAAATAATTAAATACGTTTCTGCTAATTCAGGGGAAAGAGACTACGATAAAAGAGTAGATGAGATGAAAAACGAAATAATAGGGCATAAAACACTAAATAAGACAATAAAATGATAGGACTAATAAACGTAGAATTATTTTATAAACAAATAGCTTCTTATTTTATTTTTAATTACTTCAATTTTGAAGTAGGTGAAGACGAAAATGTTATTTTGAAAGATGAGATAATTATTTTAGACAAAATATGTGATTTCTATGCGGAAATACAAATAGAGAATAACAAGGCTATCGACATTAACTGCTGGCTAAAAACGTGGGAATTTACGGTAAAATATATGGGTGATAATGAAGAGGCTAAAAAAATAGCGTTGAAAATGATAAATGATTTTTTATCAGAAAAAGACAATTACAATATTTATTCAAAAGGATATTACTATGACAACTAAAAAAGACAAATTAAACGCAATTTGCGGGCTTATATTATTTCTGCTAATTCTAATTGGCGGAATGCTGGATACGCAAATACTGGAAGAACAAAAAACGAAAGAAATTATTAATTACCCTGACACTGTAGAGGTATTTTTAAATGATAGTATAGTTGTATTTAATTAAATAACCATGGACATAAATAAACAAATAAAAAACAACGTAGCGACTGTACAGACAGTGAACTACTACAAAGACATAAAGAAATTAGCCCTTAATTCAAGCAATTTAGAGCGCTTTTGCCAAATTTTAGGAGAATCAAAGGGGCGGGCGTTCGTAGAAAACATTCTGCAAGCTTCGTACAATTCTAAGTTGAAATACTGCAACCCTAACAGCGTAATTTTATGCGGGTTAGCTATTGCAACGACTGGATTATCATTAGTTCCCGCTCTTGGGCAATCGTGTATCGTCCCTTACAAGGACAACGCACAAGCGCAAATAATGTACCGCGGATTCATTGAATTAGCTAATAGGACGCAAAAATTAGAGCGGATAAATGTCTCAGAGGTTCGCGAGGGTGATATTGAAGGTATAGACCCGTTCAAAGGAGAAATAATATTGAAAAAATATGATTATGACGGCTATATAGGAAGAAAAAAACGGGCTTATATTGGGAATATTGCCTATATAAAATATCTTTCAGGTGGTGAATATTTTAAATATATGACAGTCGAGGAGATAAAGGCACACGCTCAAAAATACTCGCAATCTTATAGGAATAAAACGGGATTATGGGTAACAGATTTTGAGATGATGGCTAATAAAACAGTAGCAAAAAGCCTTTTAAATTTATACGGGCCGAAAACGGAAAGCATGGAAAACGCAATTAAATATGATTTTTCGACACCAACGAACGAAAATTTAACAGATTTAGAATATTTAGACGGGACAAATGAGTAAAGGGAAAGGGTTAAATTTTTCGATGAAATGGACGAATTCGAGGTTTTCCCTCCTTCACATGAAAGGATAAGAATTATTTTAGAAAGTGGAGATGTTAAAATAGGGGTGTTCCATCCGGAAAGCATACCATTTGTTTTCGGAGTAGACGGAAATGTATATTATTATTCAACTGTAAAATTTTGTCAACATGATAGATAGAAAAGTGTTTAGGAATTACGAAGAGTGGCACAATTACCGAAAAAGTGATTATTTTATTGGCGGACATGATATAGCGGTAATAACTGGTCATGATGAATACAAAACGCCTTTAGACTGGTATAATGACTACCAAAGGGGGCAAGCAATGGAAAATGAAATTAATTATAATACCCAAAGGGGGCAAGCAATGGAAAACGCTATAGCCGCTCTTTTTGAAACAGAGTCTACGGAGAGGGTAATAAAAGAGAGCGCAAAATACTTCGTTTTAAGCAACGATAATTACCCGCCTTATATAATTGCCTCACCGGATAGGGAATTGTTTAAATTCCGAAGGAAAAACCGCATTGTCGTTGAAATAAAGGACACATTACGTACTGTAGATTTAAACGACCCCGAAACGTTTCCTAATTCGTGGTATATGCAATTAGTTTGGAACATGGGCGTAGGGGAATATGACGCGGGAATGTTAGTAGTATATGATGGACAAAAGCAACTGAAATGGAGGATGTTCGATTTTGACAAAGATTTATTCGAGTATCTTTTAAATGGGGCTAAAGAATTCACAGAAAATCACATACTTAAAGGGGTTCCACCGGCTCCAATTAACAAAGAGGATATTTTTAATATTACAAATACCTCTGAAACAATATCTTTGAACATTTCTCCTGAATACATGGAATTAGTCAATAGCTATAACGAGATAAAAAATAAAATAAAAATACTGGAGAAGGAGAAAGAAGATTTAGAAAACAAAATAGCGTTACTTTTCAACAATTGCAACGAATTAGTATGCGAAGGCGTAAGAGTGGCTACAATTAAGGACTATACACGCAACACAATAGACACTGAGAAGCTAAAAACTGAATTTCCGTTGATATATGAATCAGTAAAAAAAGAGTCAAAGGGTAAATCACTTAAAATTTTAAAATTATGATACTAACAAAAATAATTATTTATTTAGTCGTTTTAATATTATTATATTTCGCTGTTCTATTTTTAGGTATATATATAGTCCCATATATAGGCGTAGAGTTTTGCAAGAAATTTTATAGGTTATTTCCGGCAACATCAATATTAATATTTGGATTTTCTATGGCAAACAATGAAAACAACATACGGAAATTAGAAAAATTAAAAAAGATAGATAAAGAGGTAACTAAATATGATTTGGCAAGAAAAAGGCTTAAAAGAATAAAGAAATTAAAAAAATAATCGTATATTTGTAGTGTTGACTGCTACCAACAAAGAAGATATTCACGGTATATTACCGTAAAGAGGTTTGTTTTAGGGTAGCAGCTAAAATGAACCTCTTTTTTTATATTATCTACATCATGGAACCTAAAAAATCATTTGTTTTTTATTTGTCGTGGAGGAGTGCAATAAATTTGCTGAATGATTCACAAAAAGCAGAGCTATTAAATGCGATTTTTGATTATGTCGCTGGTGAACCCGTTTTTATAAACGACGGAGGCGTAAATATTTGCTTCGAGTTCATAAAGTCAGACATAGAGCGAGATTTAGAAAAATGGGAAAACATAAAAGAGAAAAGGCGCGAAGCAGGGAAAAAAGGGGGAATGTATTCAAAAAAAAATAACCCACTGGGTTTTTCAGAAACCCAAAATAACCCACTGGGTTTTAAATTAATTAATCAAACTAAGCAAAAGGAAGCAAAAGAAGCAAATGCTTGTTTTGCTAAGCAAAAGGAAGCAAAAGAAGCAAATGCTTGTTTTGCTAAGCAAAAGGAAGCAAAAGAAGCAAATGCTTGTTTTGCTAAGCAAAAGGAAGCAAAAGAAGCAAATGCTTGTTTTGCTAAGCAAAAGGAAGCAAAAGAAGCAAATGCTTGTTTTGCTAAGCAAAAGGAAGCAAAAGAAGCTGTTAATGTAAATGTAGATGTAAATGTAGATAATAATATTATTCTTACAGATAATTCTACAGATAATAAACAGAATAACATTATAGAGAAAAAAGAGATAAAAAATATATCTAAATATAATTCTACATCTAATAACGATATATTTCTTATCTCTAAAAAAGAAGAAGAAAAAGAAAAAGACTGGAGAAAAGATTTTAATGTTTATTTGTCAGAATTACATGAAGAAGTAGACAAAATACTATGTGATGCAGAATGGATGGAAAAACAAAAAGAATTCAACCCTCCAGAATTGAACATAATAAAAACAATTGAATGCGCTATCGAAAACTTTTGGGGTACTACTGAAGGTTGGGAAAACAAAAAGAAATCGAAAACAAAAAAAATAAACTGGAAAACAACATTGGCAAAAGCTCTTAAAATTCAAACGAACCGCGTTTTTTATCCGAAAAATTTAGCAGGGGGGGCGCGCGGATTTGCAAAAAAGGAGACAATGGAAGAACAAACTCAAAGAGTCGCGTTTAAGATTATGCAGGATATACAAGAGGGGAAAGATGATTCTTTATTCGGAATGATGTATAACAAAAAAGACAATAAATAATTGCGATATGGACATACAGCAAATAAAAGAAGCTCAAAATTACCCGAAAATAAGCGAATTAAATAAAAACGAACTGTTTTTGTTTTCTATGGACATAGTAAAAAAGGCTTTTTTAAGGGTAAATCAAGAAACGACTGACGAATTAATCGAGGTCACAACAAAAGATGTCGCAACATTTTTAGAGGCGGAATGCAAAGCGCTAACCATAAAGGAGTGCGACATAGCGATAATTTATGGTTTATCTGGCGAATTTGGGGTTTTCTATCGTATGTCGGTACAAACTATCATCCAATTTTTAAAAGCCTTTAAATCGCACGTAAATCGCTCTCAGGCGATAATCGAAAAATACGGGAATGTAAAACAATTGGAAGTCCATTCTAAAGATTTTTCAATTGAACAGTTGTCGGATTTTGAAAGGAATGCTTTCAATGAATTCAAACAAACAAAAAGATTGCCTATTGGGTTCCCATGTTTGCCAGTGGTTAAGTATCTGATAAGCAAAAACAAAGTGCGGGCAGAGACTTATTTAAGATATGTTTCTGAAGCTACAATAGCCGTAGAATACGAAAATAAAAACGAAATACAAAAGCTGATAATGGCTAACAATACTACAAAAGAAGCTGTAATTGTGTACTATGCTTGCAGGAAATTATTAACTGATTATTACACACTAAAAACCAGATGAGATGAAAAGCGAGAAAGATATTTTACTTGAAAAGATGAATAAAGCGTTACAAAAAAGAGACTATGTAAAAGTAACTCAAATAAAATTTATATAAATGAAAAAGACACTACATAACTGGATTAATCACTCAGACAAAGATTTAGATGAATATCTATTGCCTGGCTATTATATTGATAAAGATTTATTCAATTATCTAATTGACATGGCGCCTGCATATGCCTCAAGAGATTTATTTCAAGTCGGTGACCCTATCAGAAGTGAAAATGGAGTATTTTTTTACATGACAATGTGTATAACACCTACCCATCAATATTTATATCTTGGAGTTTTGCCAGAATTTAAAAGATGACTTGTATGAAAAATTTATTTATGCTTAATGTGCCAAAATGCGCTATGAAATTTTCTGACATTCAGAAAATAAGAATCCCTCACAGAGAAGAGAGAGAATTTAATGTAAAAGGTCATAAGATAATGGCTTTTTCAAGGGAAGACGCAATCAAAAGATTAAAACATAAAAAACTTATATAATGAACTTATTTGCAGAAGAAATAGAGCAAACGGCAATCGAGAGAATACAGAAGTTCTCAAAAATTGCAAAGGCAATGGGATTTGAAGTAAGATTAGGATTCTCAGGAGGTAAAGACAGTCAGGTATGTTATGACCTCTGCAAACGAAGCGGGATTGAATTCAAATCTTACTTCAATCACTCTTTTGAAAGCAATATCACTTTAAAGTTTATCAAAGAAAATTATCCAGATGTGATAAGGCGTAGAGACTATAAATACGGATTTATTGAAAATATTTGGCGGAATCATGGAGGATTATTGCCGACTGTTCAGATAGCTTATTGTTGTAATAACTACAAACATAATCGGAAGTATGTAGACGAATGCTCAATTGTCGGAGTTAGAAAATATGAAAGTTTGAAAAGGAGAGAACGAACAGCATTTGAAGTAAAGAACAAAACACTACTAAAAAAGAATAAGAACCTTATAGATGATTATTTCGAGGAGCATTGCCGATCCGTAGGAACTACAAGTATTATACAACTAAAACCGATAATCGATTGGACAGACTCCGACATTTGGGATTACATACATAAATATAATCTTCCAATAAATCCAGAGTATAAGACACGAAAAAGAGTGGGATGTATAGTATGTCCAAAGGCGAACTTTAATAGCAACTATATCGGACTTATGAGATACCCTAAACTTGTTGATTGTTTCATATTGGCAAAAGAAAAAGCGAGACAAAATGGTTCTAAAACAGACTGGATAATTACCTCAGAGAATAAGGACTATTCAAATGATAAAGTATATTATATATGTCGCTGGTTGAATCATTTTTTTTATGCCGTTTACTACAAAACAAGAAAAATTATACCTGAAATTCAGAGAAAAATACGATTTAATACACAATAAAAGCAATAACTTATGAAAATTAAAATCGATATAAAATCAGTTTTTGGTAATGTGCTATTTTCTTTCGAGAAAGAGAACAACACAATTAAAGATACATTAGAAGAAGCTAATTTGAGAGGCGCTGATTTGGGAGACGCTGATTTGATAAGTGCTAATTTGGGAGACGCTAATTTGAGAGGCGCTAATTTGAGAGGCGCTAATTTGAGAGGCGCTGAGTTGGAAGGCGCTGATTTGATAAGTGCTAATTTGGGAGACGCTGAGTTGAGAGGCGCTAATTTGAGAGGCGCTAATTTGAGAGGCGCTAATTTGAGAGGCGCTAATTTGAGAGGTGCTGAGTTGGAAGGCGCTAATTTAGCAGGCGCTGATTATTCAGAATATACATCTTTCTTGTCATCACAATGTCCAATTGAAGGAAGCTTTATAGGTTGGAAAAAATGCGGGAGATATATTGTAAAACTAAAAATATGTGAAGACGCAGATAGAAGTTCCTCAACGTCTCTAAAATGTAGATGCTCAAAAGCGGAGGTATTGGAAATACAAAATTTAGACGGGAGCAGAGCAGGTATAACCGAAATATGTTCCGATTATAATAAAGACTTTATATACAAAGTGGGTGAAACAGTTGAAGTAAAAGACTTTGATAAATGCCGATGGAATGAATGTTCAAATGGGATACATTTTTTTATAGATAGGAATGTGGCTGTAGCTTATAGAAAATGACTATGAAGAATTTTTTAGGTGGAATTAAAAAAGCAGAATTAAAAATTATCGTTGCTGGGGAATCCGGCAACCCTGAAGAATTGATTAAGTCTGCAATATCTGTTACACAATTTTTAGAGGCAAAAGGATTTGATGCTGTAATAAAATTCTCTTATAAACAAACTGAAGACTGGATTAACGAACATAAATTGGAATATGTAACTATAAATTTTGAGAAATATGAATAAAATGAAAATTACTTTCGGGATAATGTCTAATAAATATCAAATAGAAGCATACAATAAGCTTGATGCTTATGCTGCTATGGCGATATTCTTTAAACGCGATTTACCATATGTACTTTTATTTGAGCCTTATGAGATAATAAAAGATAATTGGTTCCGTGATGAAAAAAAATTCCTTGAGCTATTTGGAGAAAAAGTAAGTTTAAACGAATATCTAAATGCACATCATGATAAAGTAAAAGAAGCATATTTAACTATAAAAGAGATATGAATTATGGGAACAACTGGAAATATAAATATATATGATGGCTTTAATTTCTGCACGACATTAGAACAGTCAAAACAATTATTAGAACTTGGGCTTAATCCTGAAACTTCGGATATGACATACTTAACGGGTATAAGAGACGGAGAAGAAGAAATATATGGCATTTTGCCATATAAAGAATTAGTACCTGACTGTAGGAAAGGCAATATTTTATATAATAATGTTCCAGCTTGGACATACTATAAACTATTAACCCTTTTGCCTAAAGAATATATATTATTATCTCAAAGAAGAATTGGAATTACTGAAATAGCTTTAAATAGTAATATCCCAGCAGGAGATATCATATCAGTAAATTTACATAAAGGAGTAGGAGGATTATTAACCATTATTAAAAATGAAGCATTTATCGAGAGAATTAATAAGGAATTTTTAATAAAAGAGAATAATTCACCTTGGATTAGTATTAGTGAACAACAGCCTGAACATGATGAATTAGTTTTAACAAGGCTTGAAGCATACCATTTTAAGCCTAAACTAAATGTTTATAATGCCTATGATAAAGCATGGGATACAGAAGACGGAGACGATTTTGATTGTAATATAAGTGATAATGATTTATGGATGTCGATTCCTTCATTTGATGATATAATGAATAGTAACAAATATATTATAAAAAGACTTAAAGAGAAGTGAAAAAGAAAGAAATTCCTAAATCGTGCGACTGTAGAAACTGTATGAATGCAGGAGAAGCAAAAGACTTCATGGTGTTTTGCAGTGTCTTAAATGTATATCGTTCTGTAGGAATTAGACCTTACTGTGTAAAATTTAAAAATAAATAGACATGGCAGAAATAGAAAATGTAGTCATAATAGATAGATTTGATTATGACGAACTGGTAGAAAAAGCAAGGATGACAGATGAAGAAATTAAAAAAGAAGCTGAACGCATTTTTATGCAAGAAAATGGAGTCCTTGTAAGAATTGAGTTTAACGAATATCCCAATTCAAAAAACTTCACAGCTCCTATTGGATTTATCAGAGGTGGAGAAAAAGAAGATATTTATAATGCATTAAATGATATTGAACAAAAAATAAAAGAATGGATGGACGAAAATTTTAGACTATACACAAAAAGATTAAGGGATAAAAATATTACTGAAAAGAATTGCATCGGACTAAGTAAACGGGTGGTTAATTTAGAAGAAAGGCTCAAACTTTTAAAGATTAAAAATACATACTTATTATCTTATGCTGTAATAATATCTATGATAACTATTTTCTTATTATGTAGAATTTAAAAATAAATTGTATGAAAAAGTATATTAGACTAACACATTATTTTTATAACGATTCAATCAGTTCAATAGAGACTATTCGCCCTGTACTAATTGGCATAGATAGGATAAGAGTTGTAACATTCTCTGAGACTGCTGGTAGCGTTATATGGCTTGACAACGGAGACAATATTCATGTACTGGAGAATATAGAAACAATTGAAAATTTGTTGAATACTAAACAAGGGTAAACATGATAATTACACCAAAAATAAATTATTTAAAAGGTTGTTTTGATACAAAAAAAGTAAGGATGAATTGCGTCCCATCAAAAAATAGGGGAAGGATAGATTTGTGTTTAGAATCAGATGACGGAATTAATATTCCAATAGCAAGGATAAAATTATTTAGCAATGATTTGTTTGTTGATTTTATAGAAACTTTTGATGATGCGTCAAAATTTGGAGAAGAAATAGCCAGAAGGTGGAACGAATTTAAAGATAAAAAATAATTTATTATGAAAGCAGAAATAATAGAACAAAAACCACAATTTGAAGGAAACTTATTATTTATAAACAATGATAAGACTGTAGTTATAATAGGTAAAAAATATGATAATGGTAAAAAGATAGAAGGAACCATTATTTTTTCAAAGGAGTCTGAATCTGAAGTTGGGAATTATTATGTAGATTTTGACGCCCGTGATTTTGAAATATTTATGGGGAAAATAGCATTGTCAAACTGATAAAATATAAGGAAATGATACAGACAAGAATAAATCACGCGGACATCTCTTGGGAAGAATTCCCTATTTTAGCTTTTAATCCAGATTTAAATGTTATTATTATAGCCTTAGAAAATGGTGATTATTTAAAGGGAACTGTAGTCAATTCTGATAACCCAGAACATCCAATTGGGAAATACTACGAATATTGGGAAAAATCCCAATTTTGTCCTTTTGAAGATGAAGTAATATTAAAAAACAAAAACAAATGAAAAAGTATAAAGCATTATTACAAAAAATGGTATATGGGGGAGAAGGTTTTATTCCTTTTGAATGTGTTTGTTTAGTTGACCTATCAACTCGTGGAGGAGAATATACAATGTGTGGGAATGCAATACCTGATTCTCATTTAGATTCAGAAGGATTTGAAGCTATAGGAAACGAATATTACGGGTCTATAAAAGAGGTTAATTGTCCTCGATGTTCAGCAGCAATAGAATATATTAAATCTTTAAAATAATGGAAAAGATACTTGGAGCGCACAACGCGAACACATACCTTAAACCTCGCAAATGGTGGATGAGACTAATTAACTTTACGTCAAAATGCCAAAAGTTGACAATAAACGAACAGTTCAAACATGGAGTAAGATACTTTGACCTCAGAATAAGATATGACAAAAAATTAGGTATGTTTATAAATTGTCATGGGCTGGTAGAATACACTACCCCAGTAAATCAGACTGTTATCCTTTTATATATTTTGTCATCTGTAAGAAAAACAGAAAGAATCTATATTAGGTTTGTGTACGACGATACATTTAATAATAATATAATAGATGCTTATAATTTGTTGAGACTATTTAGGAAACAGATATATCCTATTTTTAAGCATAACGACAATATTATTTGGCAACTTATAAAAAAATCTTCGTGGAAACGTATAGATTCCAACAATAGACCTCAACCCACAATAGTGGACTGTTTCAAAAACTACAGAGGCTATAAGTGGATTCCTTTCCCGCAAAGGTATATATATAAACATAAAGAACATTATCAAGAAATCATAGATAATACAAAGGTCGAAAAAGATACAGTATTCCTATGTGACAGAGTAGATTTATTCAAAATAAAATAATATGGCAACAAGTAAAAGAACATGGCAAAGATTCGAGGCAGCAGTAGCAGCCCTTTTTGGAACTAAAAGAGTCCCTCTTTCCGGTAGCAATTCAGGACATAATACTCACTCCGACTCTATGCACCCTGATATTTACATAGAATGCAAACTACGTGAATCGTTTTCGATATGGAGATTATTCGATGATACTTCTAAAAAAGCTAAGAAAGAGGGGAAAATACCTCTTGTAGCTATAAAGGAAAAAAACAAAAAGGGATGTTTATTTATTATAAGTCCTGATAACTTAAAAGGGTTAGCGGATTTATACAACTCTGATAAACAAGAAAATGAACGAGAGATATACGTTGAATTATAAAATTTAATATATTTGTGTATGGAAATGATTGTTATTGAAATAGATTTGAGCCAAATCCCCTCGGATAAAATAAAAAATTTCCTGCGGAAAAATGGGAATGAAGCCAATGTTGTTAAGCTATGTGCATGTAAACGTAAACAGCCAGACCCTTACGGAAGTGACATTACAGTTTACATAAATCAAAATGCAGAAGAAAGATTGTCAAATCAACCTAAAATATTCTGCGGTAAAGGAGTTGAAATAAAAACAAATAAAACAGAGACACAACAAAACAATAATAGTCGAAATAATAATAATGATGATTGTCCTTTTTAAAATATAAATCATGGAAACAGAGGAAATTTTAAATATTATACAAGCGTCATTAAAAATATGCGCTGAGAATATTAAAGCCCGTCACTGGACTATGGTAGGGCACGACTTTATGACTTATCATCCGTATTTTGACGAAATAAACGAAAAACTAATAGATTTTGTAGATGAAATTGCGGAAAGTACCGTAGTAACCGGAGGAATACCGCCCTATAATTTTGAACAATATTTAAAATTTTCCTTTATAGAGCCTATTAAATTTATTCCTTCTCTTGAAATGATGCTAAAGGATACTATATCAGAATTACAAAAGATATATGATTATATAAATGATAACTTCAACCAATTTGACGATACAACGGCAGATTTAATGGTTAAAATAACAAGAAAAATAAGAGACAAATACCTATTCTTTTTAATACAATCTGACAAGCTTAGTTTTAGTTAAACATTATTATTCATTATTTTTAATACGTATTTATCCCGTTTGTTTGTGAAAATAGACGGGATTTTTTATATTTGTACATATCATTAAGTACAGCATTTCGGAAAACAGAAAAATTGGCAAATGAGGCTCCCCAAATTGTGAAATTCGGGGAGTTTTTATATATTTGCATAGTGTTTAATATTCGTATGTATCTACAACGGTTTGTGAAAATAGTTGTCACCACTTAATTTTTTTCATATTAAATGATAATGTAGAAAAGGCTACAACGAAAGTTGCAGCCTTTTTTTAATAGCATGAGAATATTTCTATCCTCTATACTACCAACACACTAAAATGTTAGAAAATTCCATTGTGCACCAAAACCGAGATATGGAGAAAATTTATTACAAGAAATGGCGTAACCATATCCTGCCTGCAATCCTAAGCTGAAGTGGCTTTTCTTTTTTTTAATATGCGTTTCAGTTTTTGTTATGGTTAAATACTTGACTGGAGAATAAACCTCTATCTTTTTAGCCTCTACCTTATATCCGGTCATACATATTGAATATGTAGAATCTTCAAAACAGTATTCAGATATCGGTATTTCTACTTCTGCCGGCTTAGAAAGTTCAGGAACATACAACGTGTCCCTGATAGTCTCCTTTATTTTGATGTATTTTGGAATCAAAAGCGTGTCAATGATAGTATCTACCCTCGTTATCACGAAAGTGTCTGTATGAGCCTCTATTTGGGGTGTATTGGCATGTTTGCCTATGACATAGCCACAAGCAAAGGACAGAAAGAGCGAGAGAACCAATAACACCCCAAATTTTCTCATTTCTTAAAATATAATTCAGATTCTGCCTTCCTTCTCCTTACAAGTCCTGAAAGCACTTCTTTCCCCGCATATATCCATTTCTTGAACTCATTAGCGATAGTAGGGTCATTCGGATTTAATTTCACTTTACGCAAAAGTGTAGAATCCGAAAAGTTCTTCACCCCGACATTATAAGTAAAAGAGACTAATGCGTCAAACTGGTTTTGTGTCAATTCCACATCCATAGTTGAGCCGGATACTATATCTACAGCATTAGAAATATCATCTAAAAGAAATTCCGTTGCTTTAGCCTCTGTTATTACATCGCCTTCTTTTACATTATATGTATGCCCATACCCGATAGTCCATACTCCGGCTGGACACTTATATGCAACCAGTCTTAACCCCTCAAATTCCTTTATAAGGTTAAGCCCCTTTGCTCCTATTTGATTCAGATGCTTCATGTGTTTCATATTCTTTAAAATATGGTATTTTCTTTACTATCTCAAAGCTTACTATATAATGTATAAAAGATATTGCCCTATTATTCGGAAGCAATGATTTTATGTTAGTCAGTATGTTCAATGAATAAAAATACGTGACGATTGCTACAATTGCCGATATGCACTGTAACGCCATTTCTTTGTTATGGAATTTATTACCTATAAAATAAACGCTCCCTACTAAAAGATAAAACACTAACATCTCACATAAGCAGAAGTAAAACTTTTTGCATTTAAACGTTTTCTGTTTTACAATGATATCTTCTATCAATCCTATTATAAAGTTTATCAAGAATATATAAGCGATAATTATAACATAATCATATATAGGGGCTATGTAGCTTATTACTACAGCAAATAAACTCCCTAAAAATCCCTGAAATCCTCCCGCCTGATTCTCCATAATTTAATTCCTTGTTAAATATATAATAGCATTTATTGAATATGCGTAATTGCCTGATACATCATCTATCAAAATCTGGACTTGTTGATTACCTACTGTATAATTGACCTTTGCCAATTTTTGTATAAAATTTGATGATTCATCATAAACAGAAAGGATAATACTTTGTGCTCTTGCTGATGTAAAGTTTATAGTTACAACTGGATTATTAGAGCCATTGCCATAAGTCTTTGAATTATTTATACCAGCAGTTTCAAATAAAACTTGATTTTGAGTTTCACTCCCGCTTTTTGCCATTCTTAAATTAAGATAATATACCGCGTTACCATTTAAGAAAAAAGGAGTCAGGTTAAGTTTATCATCAGTAACGGCAAGTGCAGCAATTTTCGAGGAGTCTATACTATAATCTATAATTTTTTCATTTGATACTGAACCGGATTGTAGTGCGTCATTAGATATTGAGCCTAATCCAATGTTCCGTTCTGTTACTTGATAATCCCCTATTTTAGCCGAGGTGACGGCTCCATCAGCTATATCTGGAGTCGAAATAGTACCGTCA